AAACCTTGCATTTGAATTTACCTTGTTAAAAATTTTAGTTTGATTTATGATTTAAAAATCACTTTTTAGAAACTCTGCTCAGAGTTGAGAGATAACCTTCCATTAAAGGAGATACAGAAGTGGTTGCTTCAGTATCAGTGCTCTCAGAAATTGTCTCTGATTCGTCTCTTTGAGCTCCGGCATTCTCTGGGAAGTATGACTTACGCAGAGTTACCAGTTTCTCACGATAGGTGTCTTCACTATCAAACTCAACATTTTCGGCAAGAGAAGCGAGCTTTTCCTTCTGTGAAAGTGCAAGACCTTCGCAGACATCGGAGAAGATTACATCGGCAACCGACTCAGCTAATCTTTGATTGAGAGCAATATTTGACTTAATTTGCTCGTTGAGTTTATTTTCCATCTCATCTAATTTCTCTACCATAGTAGAGAGTACATCATACTTCTCTTCAGGGATAGTTACATAATGTTCTTCAAAAAGACCCTTCATTCCGGTGAGGAATGATTCGGTCATTTCTGCCTTAAGACCGGATTCAACTGCGAGTTTGTTCTCAGTCATCCACTCTTCGGCAACATATTCGAGATATGCATCAACTCTATCGGTCAGTTCTTCCTTAATGGCAGAAACTTCTTCTTCGAGAGTTGACTCATATTGTGCCTTCAGTTCTTCTTGAACTTCAGCAACCTTTGCCTTGATAGCAGTTTCAAAAATGGTGCGTGCCTTTTCTTGGAAGTCTTCGGAAAGTTCCTCACCAGCAAGCAGTGCTTCAACATCTTCTTCGACGTTGTATTCTGCTTCAGGTGCTTCCTCTTCTTCAGCAACTACTTCTTCTTCAGTAGTCTCTTCCTCGGCAACTACTTCTTCAGCAGATGCAGTGGTTTCTTCCTCTTCGACAACTTCGCCTTCTACCTCTTCCTCTTCCTTCATACCCTTAGGCATGGCTTCAGCAGGTTTGGCACCTTTGTTCACAATGTCTTTGACAGTTGCGATTTTTGGTTCTGCGAGTTTAGCAGAATTATCATCTGCTTTATAGTTTTCTGGGGTAGGACCACCGAGATCTTCGTAACTGCCAGTTTGACCAGGGGTCGAAACACCGGAAGCATTGCTTCCAGATTTTGGCATTGCCTCAGATGCAGCAGCTCCTTTCGTTACTACGTTTTCCATTTCTTGTAAATTGCTACCAACGGACATTTGATTATTAGATTTTGTATTAATCTATATTTATTTATAAATTAAAGATTTGATAAGAACTGATTGAATAAATCTAACTTATGTTCTTCAAGTCTTTTTTGATCAACAAGAGTGTTAATTCTCTTTTGAGTTTTTTCTGCGAGTTGTTCACGAAGGATTCCACCTTCCCAAACCCACTCTTTTCCTTCCATAATTCCCGAGACAAATGCATCAGGAGCAGAAGGATCAGCAACAATATCAGCAGCAGTTGCCAACATAAAATCTTCACCGACAACTTTTACACCACCACGATCTTCTCTTAAAGATCCAACACCACGAGAAGAAACTCCAAGCATTACACCTTCATCAAGGAGAGAAGATGCAATTTTACCCATAGGTGTGTTTAAGATCTGTGCTTTACCTTTAAAATTAGACCCCTCTTTAACGAGAGAAGTAATCTTATGGGAAACTCTATCGAGGTTTACGGTAGGACCATCGGGATGGCCAAGTTCTCCAAGAGCACGACCTTTTTGAACGAAAGTTTCGTTATATCTATTGACCTCTTTTTCAAGAGTAGTCATTGGATACATTCTTCCATTACGGTTCTTAATATCACCTTGAAGAAATACACCCTCAATGTATAACTTTTTATTAGCACCCTTACCTTCGGTAAGAATCTTTACGTTTGTTACTTCTTCTGTAATGAGTTTCATCACACTATTATGGTACTTTGCTTATATTTTATTTATTAATAATAATTTATACCAAGACATCTTGATTATTAATATTATGTCTCTGATATGCGGCTGGATTTCTGACCGAATTATCAGCATTTCTTGCTTGATATGCTGCTGGAGTTCTAGTTCCGATACCTGCTACACTATTATAAGTGTATGCAATATAATCTGCATTAAAATTTTCATACGTTATTGATGACCATCCTTCGTTTAATCCAAATTGAGTAACCGATGTCTTTCCTGGTTGAGGACTAACTTGGTTATTGTCTTTGTCGTGTCTTACGTATGCCATTTTTTACTTTAGAGTTTATTCTTCAGTATCGGAAGACTCATCATCAAACAAAGATGTTCCTACAGTTGGACGAATGGCATCAATTCTTGTTGCAGCTTTTGCAAAAAGAATGTCTTTGATTTTATCACTGACTTCTGAAGCAGATGAATCAGAACCTATTAAATTTACAATCTCTTCCATGAAAAAATATTATGATTATATTTCCTATTTATATCTCAGCAGCTTTGCCGTCAGCATCAGTAATTCCTCCCTGTGCTTCCAAGTCTGGTTCCATCGGAACGTCACCCATCATTCCAGGATCACCTTCTGCTGGTAATGGTTCTCCTGTAATTGGATCTATTGAGTTTGGATCTGGAATGATTCCATCTTTAATTTCCTGTTCAATTTGTTCATCCATTTCTTCCATTTCTGCATCAGTTTGACGAAGAACTTTTCTACGAACCCATTCGGTCGAATAATATTTTCCAATATATGGTTCAATAGTTGCAAGAATACCAAGACGCTCATTGAGCATTTCAGTCTCTTTTAATTCTGCAAACTGATTGTCATACAAGAAATCATATTGAATGTGATCGCTGATAGTATCCCAGTCATCCAATGATACAATGTTTTTGAGAATCAATTGCGTTTTCAACATGTCGTTAAACATTTGAGCAAATCTCTTTCTCAATCTACCAACAAACTTGGCAAACTTAAGTTCGTCTCTTAAAATCTCAGAAGAACGACCAAGATTAAAACCACCATCAGCAGCAATTCTGGATTCTGGAACTCCAAGTGAACGATAAAGTTTCTTTTGGAAGTACTCAATATCAGAAAGTTCTCCGAGATTTTGACCACCAGGAAGAGTAGAGATTTCGGTTCCTCTACCACCCTCTCTTCTAGGAAGCCAGAAATCTTCCATCATACTCATAAATTTACGATCATCACGAACTTCACCAGTGTTCGCATCATAAACGAGTTTGTTACGATAACGCATCATAACATCACGAAGATATTGTTCTGCCTTAACTTTAGGAAGATTACCAACGTCAATATAAAAAATACGACGTTCTGGTGCTCTCGATAATCTATAGATAACCAAAGAATCCTCAATCATTCTAAGTTGATTGAGTGATTTGATTGCTTTATGAAGATATGAAAGAACGTTTCCTTTATTTCTATCTACTAATCCTGAAGTGCAATATGTAATTGCATCCTTTGCAATTCGTGTTCCTTTATTTCCACCTCCACCTGCTAAGTTATTTGTAGGGTAAGATGGTTTTGGAGTGTATACAAAATACTCTTCAATTTCGGGAGCAATTCCATTTTTAGATTCGTCACGACCAGGAATGTTTGGTCCAATAACATTTTTATCCTTTTTCTTTTCCTGACGTACAAACTTCATCTTCATTGGATCAATGTACCTCAGTTCTTTGATCCCTTCTTGAGGTTTTTGAAGATCAATTACTTTATGATAAAATAATCTACCGTCAATATACCAATTTCTAAAAATTTCATGAGACTTCTTATCGAAATCAAGAAGTTCTTTGATGTATTTAAATTCTTCTCTAATAGCTTTCTTTAACTTATCCGTTGCATTGAGATTTGAAAGTTCAATCTCAATAGGAGAATCGTAGAGGTCACTAACTATTGCTTCGTTAACGACATCTTCTATTGCATTATCGCACTCTGGGTGCAATGACATTTCTCTATATCTTTTAATTAAATCAAATTCTGTTCTATATTGTCCTTCAATATCTACATACGAACCATAAAATCCACTGCTTATATAGTTGTCAACCCCGTCCTCATTATTTTGAGGAACGGGGGAAACTATAGTCTTGGATTTTTTTTCTGTATCCTCAATAGAAAAACCAAAAAGTTTTGCCATAGTATAAACTGACTAGACTGTTATTTTACTATTTAGCTGATGTCTTCTCCACCTGCTTGAGGATCAGTTCCTCTAAATGCTTCCCAATAATGGACTTGCATTTCTACCGTAAAATCTTGAATGGTGTCAGTGGTTTCATAGTTCAGATCCATTGCCGAAAGATTTGTTGGGAAAATATCCCAGAACTTGTAAGTTCTAAGAACTCCACCATTACGGTCAAGTTGTTTTACCAGAGCATCTTTAGTATAATCAATTGGATTTGTAAGTCCAGTTGCATCAGTCATCTTATTGATTGAATTCATCCACTTTTCAAAAGCAGAACGAATTGAGAAATCAACATCGTTGATAACTGTGATTGTCCAAGTTTCGAATGTTCTATCTCCGGCAACTTTCAGAATACGACCTCTGAAAGGAATATCAACAGAAGCAATCGTAGAGGCAGGCAGTGCCGCTGCCTTTACGAGGAATCTTGCTTTTTGAAGCACATCATTTTCAATTGCGACAGCATTTGGAAATGCTAATTCAACTTCAAATAGATTGGGTCTTGCACCACCACCAGTTAACTTACTTTTAAAATCACTGATCGTTCTTACTGGTGAGGTATTACGTTGTTGGCGACTAGGCATTTTTCTTTAAACCTCTAAATTAAACGTTACCGATAACTTCTTCAAATGAAACACCAGATCTGGTGGCAACAAATGTAAGACCAATGAAGTTGATTGATCTTGCAGGTTTGATAAAGATGTCTGCCACAAACTCATTGTTATCTATGATTGCAGCAGTGTTATTTGTTTCGTCACAAATAACAACATAATCTTGAATACCTCGTTTTGCCTGAACATCACGAAGGAATGGTTCAACAATATTTACAAAATTAGATCTTGTAATTTCATCGTTGAATTCAAAGAGTTGATCTCTGGCAGCAGCAGAAATTGCATCTTCAAGATAGATGAATAAACGACGAACGTTGATTCTATCAAATGCGGATGCTCTATTTAATCCGGTCTTATCACCGAATAACGTAACTCCTCCACCTGGAGAGAAGATAACTGGGTTGATTCTATTGGAATATAATCTATCTCTTTGAGTTTGAGATGGATTATAAGTCAACTTAACCGCATTTAAAATTGCACCACGTTGAGTTCCTGCTGGTGAGAACCATGGGAAATTATCAATATCATTGCGAGCACAAAGACCTGCAATGTCAGCATTCAGTGGTACATATCTGAAAGTATTTGCAAATCTGTCAAACATATATTTGTAACCACTATCAAGTATTGCATAAGAAGATGACGTGATTGGTGCATAGAAACCAATTACATTATCAGTGATAGTTTCATCATCATTTACGGTGACAGTTCCTGCTGCGGAATCACTCAAGAATGCTCCTCTATATGGAGAAATAAATGCTAATGCATCTTTTCTTATATCAGCAACTGAAATAAGTTTGTTTGCAAGTGCTTGAGCATTTTCTTTTGCATAATTTGCAGATCCCATAATAAGGAAATCTACGTTGTAATTTTCCTTATTCTCAAATAATCCATATCCATCTACCAATTTATTGAGTTCAGCAGTTAGTGCTCCTGATGCTTCAAGATCTTGGTTACCATCATAATTTGCTCCATTAGAAAGAGTTAAATCTTTCTTTCCAACTGATCCAAAAATTATACCTTCCGCATTTTGGTCCCAATCAACATCAGTTGTACGGGAGAAACCAGTAGAGTAACCAGTAGTTGTAATTCCCGTTGGTGCGGATCCACCAAAGATAAAGGAAGAATTGGTCTTCAGATATGCTCTCCAATAAGATGGAGAACCTACAGAATATTCTCCATCTTTTGCTTTCGAAAGATTGAGATGCTTCTCAAGAATTGTTCCAGTTGTACCGGTGACTTTACCTTCACCATCGATAACAACAACATGAACTTCATCAAATCTTGCTCCTCTATCTTGAGCAAACTGAGATGTTCCTGGTCTATCAGCAACATTATTCCAATTCAGTGTAGCAGTTGTGACAGTACCACCACTAGTTGCAGTTGAAATTGCTAAGGTCTGAGAATCAAACCAATCACTGACCGCAGTAACTGAAGTGGTTCCAAAAGAAACCGTATTACCAACTGTATGAAGTCCTACCTCTCCTCCTGTGGTATTAAATGCATATATACCCGATGGTTGATAATCTACCGTTGTTTCTGTACCAGCAGCTGAAACATGACTCAGTACCTTAACAGAAATGGTCTCAGATGCAACTTCTGTTACAATTCCCTTGAGATAACCATCAAGAGATGAAGTTGTTCCTGCACCTGGTAAAGTTGCTGAAATTGCTTGGGTGACACCCATTCCAACT